CGCGTGCGTGACGATCTTGCGCGCGCGGTTGCGGATCAGCTGAACGCCAAGTTTGTTTCTGCTGACGCCGCTGTGGCAAATGAAGCTCCGGCCGGCATGCTGAATGGGCTGACCGCCATCTCTCCAACCGGCACGGGCGACGCGGACGATGTGCGCGCGGACTTGCAGAAGCTATACGCGCCATTCTCCGCCGCGCTGCTTCCGGCATCGGAGCTGGTGGTGCTCACGAATGATCAGATCCATCATGGCGTGAGCCTCATGCGGTCGGCTGTGGGCGTGCGCGAGTTCCCCGATGTGACGCGCGCCGGCGGTTTCTTGGAATTTTATCCGATCATTGGCAACCACCTTGTTGGCGCGGGCGACGTGATCATGTTGCACCCGCCTAGCATCCTGCTTGCCGATGATGGGCAAGTGGAGGTGCGCACCTCGCAAGAGGCGAGCGTCACGACCAATGACGGCAACGGCGCAGTGACGCAGAGCGCATTCCAAGACGATCTTGTAATCATCAAGGTTTCCCGCTTCATCAACTTCGTTAAGGGCCGCAGTGCGGCGGTTGCTTTCATTGACACCGCAGCTTGGGGTGGCGCGCCTAGCGCCTGATGATCATCGTCATTCTGTCGGGCTCAAGGGCTTGCCCGGCCGGCCGGGCATTGCCGAGGACCACGACGGCAAAGGCGACTGGGATTCCAGCGGCCGCTTGCTGCGCGAGTGGATTGGCGAGGATGCCGAGCAGTACGTCCAATTCTATTTCTATAGGGGGCCGCCAATGAAACCAGAACAGCAAACCTATCTTGTTCTACGCCCATTCAAGCGTTACCGCGCCGGCGATATGGCGATTCTACGCACCCGCGAGGCGCGGCTATTGGAGACGCTAGGCAAGGTGCGCCCGCAAGCGGTCGAGATTGCGGAAGAGAAACCGCGACGCCCGATCCTAAGCCCGGTGATCAAGCTCAAGGCGGATGATGCCGCACAGCAAGCTGAAGATGCTGCCGGAGAGGATGACGGGGCGTGAAACTGCCACGGTTCCGTTGGCCCGGCGCTGCAGAAAAGCGCCTGCAGACGGTTGCTTCTCACAGCGGTGGATCGTGGGGCCTGTTCGAGCCGTTCGGCGGCGCGTGGCAGCGCGGCTTCCGGCCAGCAACGCATCGGCAGCTAATTGAGTTTGCGCCGCTGTGGCGGTGTGTCACGCTTATTGCTGGAGATTTGTCCAAGCTTGGGGTGAGCTTGGTGCAGCGTGTCGGCGACGTGTGGCAGGAAGCAGAGAGCCCGGCTTTTTCTCCGGTTCTGCGCAAGCCGAACCGTTATCAGACGTGGAATCAGCTTGTCGAAAGCTGGGCTCTGAGTCGCCTACTGCACGGGAACGCCTATGTGCACAAGGTGCGAGATTCACGCGGGGTGGTGGTGGCGCTGTATGTGCTGGACCCCGCGCACGTGCAGGTGCTGACCGCGCCGGGCGCAACGGTGCTCTATCAGGTGCAGGCTGATAATCTGAGCACGGTCGACAGCGCCATCACGCTGCCGGCGAGCGAGATCATCCATGACCGCATGAACCCGGTCTATCATCCGCTGTGCGGGTTGCCGCCGCTTCTGGCGGCCAGCCTGTCCGGGTCTCTTGGCCGGGAGATACAGCAGCAGAGCGAGGTTTTCTACCGCAATGGCTCCCGGCCCGGCGGCATCTTGACCTCGCCGAACCGAATTGATGAGGCGACGGCCACGCGCCTGAAGTCGCATTGGGAACAGAGCTACAGCGGAGATAACCTCGGTCGTGTGGCTGTGGCGGGCGACGGGCTGACCTTTAGCCCCATCGCCATGAAAGCGGTCGACGCCCAACTGGTGGAGCATCTGCGGCTGAATGCGGAGATGGTCGCGTGTGCGTTCGGCGTGCCGCTGGTGAAGCTGGGGCTGTCGAACTCGGCGGCTCCGGGCACCGTCGAGGCGGATAATCAGCGCTACTTCGCCGACTGCCTCCAAAAGCACATCGAAGATTTTGAATGGGCGCTGAGCGACGGCTTGCAGTTGCCCGTGCAGTATGATGTCAAACTGGACATCTCCAACTTGTACCGCATGGACCCTAGCGCGCAGATGGCGGTGCTCTCGGGTGGCGTAAGCGGTGGGATCATGACGCGCAACGAGGCGCGCCGTCAGCTCAATCTACCGAAAGTGTTGGGCGGGGACCAAATTTGGGCGCAGCAGCAAGACTTCCCAATCGCGCTGTTGGCCGAGACGGCGCCGGGGCGGTTGGCACAGTTGACCGGCGATGCGCAGCCTGTGTCGCTCGCGGCCGAGGTCGAATCGAACGCAGCAGCGCGGGAGCAGGCAGGCGCGGAGCTTATGGCGCGGGTGATTGCGCTGGTGCAGTCGCAGCATGAGCAGCAGCAGCGGCTAGCGCAAAGCATTGAGACGCGGCTGTCGGAGCTGCCTGACGTAGTGCAGGTGCAGGCTTGGGTGGCCGACGCCTTCGCCGCTTTGTCGCCTGCGGCGCTGCCGCCGCCTGCGCCCGCTCCCGCGCCGCCTGCCCTCGGTGTAGAAGATTTGGTGCGGCGGCTGGAAAGCCTGTTGCCGGAGGCGGCGTAATGTCGGTGACAGCGTCCGATGCAGATGCGCTTGTCGGCGCTCTCGCGCAGTTTTTGCCGCGCTACTTCGACCGCGCGTCGGGGCCGTTGCGGCAGGAGCTGCTGGCGTTGCGCGACGCGCAAGACGACGCAGCAAAATTGCGGACGCAGCTCGCGGCGCAGGCTGAAGCGATGACGCGGCAAGCGGTCGTGATTGAGCAGCTGTCCCAGCGACTGACTGCGCTGGAGTCGAGGCCGGAGCCTGCCCAGCGAGATATTAATTACGAGCGACTGGAGGCGGCTTTTGCGCAAGCGACAAAAGCACAGCCGTCGCTGACGCTAGCGGATATGGCCGCCCTGGTTCAGCACAGGCCTGCGGTTGACGAAGCGGCCCTGCAGGCACGTTGCTTGGAAGCTGTAGACGTCAAGGTCCGGGAAGCTGTCGCCGCACTGCCACCACCGCAAGACGGCAAGGACGCCGACATGGAGGCACTGCGGCGCGACTTGGCGTCCATGGTAGCCGCGCTGCCCAAGCCTAAGAACGGGAAAGACGGTCGTGATGGCTGGGATGGTGCGGATGGTCGAGACGGCGTTGATGGAGCCAAGGGCGCGGACGGGAAGGACGGACGCGACGGGCTAGACGGGGCTGATGGCCGGGCTGGCGCGGACGGGAAGGACGGACGCGACGCCGACATGGAGACGCTAAAGGCGGAGGTCGCGCGTTTGGTGGCCGACGCGGTGGCCGCGCTGCCCAAGCCTCAGAACGGAAAAGACGGTCGAGACGGCGTTGACGGCAAGGACGGCAAGGACGGCGCAGGGATCAAGGACGCAGTTGTCGACGCACAAGGGACGCTGCACCTGACGCTGGCGGACGGAAGAATGCTGAAGGCCGAGGGCTTGCGTGGTCAGGATGGGCTGGGCTTTGAAGACTTGACCATCGAGCGCAAATCCGAGCGGGTGATAAATCTGGTGTTTCGCCGCGACGGCCGAGAAAAGCGGTTTGAGCTGACGTTTCCGGTTCCCATCTATCGCGGGGTGCACCAAGATCAAGCGCCCTACCAACAGGGCGACATGGTCACCAAGGACGGCGCCATGTGGGTGGCCATGAGCGATCTGGATGGCAGCGAGGGCCGCCCCGGCGCTAGCCCGGCCTGGAAGCTCGCCGTGAAACGCGGCCCTGCAGCCCGGACGGCTTCACGATGATGGATCGCTACCTGACTGTCAAAACGCCTGCCGCCAGCAGTCGGCTGGCCACGCTGGCTCAGGCAAGGGCGGACCGTGCACTGGCCGAGCTGGACGACGCCGCGCTTGGGCGGCTGCTGGACCTCGCAAGCTGTGATATTGCCGCCTACCTCAATCGCGGCGCGGACGCGGCGCAGGTCTATGCAATCGGGCGCGAGACGTTGGTGGAAACGCTCACCGGCTGTTTCGGAGAACGTGAGCTGCACTTGGGTCGCTATCCGGTGGCCAGTCTGGTGGCGGTGACGCTGGACGGGGTGTCGAGCACGCTTTCTCAATACCGGGTGCAGCACAACACCGGCATCCTGCGTCAGGCGGCGGCGGGCTACACGCAGGCGTTCTTGGCCTGGGAAGTGGTGGTTGAGTATACCGCCGGTTGGCTGCTGCCGGGCGAGCAGGGGGCAAACCTGCCGCTCGATATTCAGGACGCCTGTATTCTGTTGGCTCGGTACAAGCAGCAGAGCGATTTGCAGGCGGAGATTGACGCTGACCTTGGCGGGCTTCGCCGCGTGTCTATCCCCGGGGCGGTGGACGTGGAACTGGGTGACGCATTTCGCGGGATCAACGGCGCGCGCACGTCTTCGGGTTTCCTGCCCGAAGAGGTTCGCTCTCGACTTGAACGCTATCGGCAGATTGTGCTGGTTTGACGGGCCAATGGCCCTTAAGGCTTAATGGGCTGCTGGAGGTGACGGCTCATGAGCCCATCCACGTTTCGGGAGATACGACGCCGCGCCGGGCTGTCGCAATCGCAGCTCGCCAAGGTCTTGCGCATCAGCGATGAGCGCAGCGTGCGAAGGTGGGAAATGGGCGAGCGGGAGATAAGCGGCCCAGTCACGCTGTTGATGGAGCTGATCGACCAAGGGGTGATCAATGGTCGTGAGTAGCGGCTGGACAGGGCCGATGGTCCGGCGTACAAAGGGTCATTGTCAACGGGGCATTGCCCCACTCCGAAGGCGGTTCTTTTGAACGATAACGACAACCCCGCCGAGCTTGCCGAAGCTTTGCTGCCCTATGCGCTGCTTGACTTGGGCGACACCAACGATATGGCGCGGATCGCGGCCTTCGTCGCGGAGAGCATGACCGGCATGGCAGGCGTGGCCGAGGCGGTGACGGAGGAGGTGGCCGCGCGGATTGCTAAACACTACGGGCGGGAATCGCAGAGTTGCGGCGC